TTCTAAGATTTTTATAATGTTCTCTTGACCCATAGAATCCACCCCAGGAAATACTTCATCGAGCAATAAAAGATTTAACCCAAGACCATTGGTCGAAAGGTTAATCAAATGTTGTATTCCTAAAATACCCGCTACTTGAACACGCCCGCGTTCACCGCCCGACTTGCCCTTAAATACTTGGGGAGTGATTCCGTCGTTTTGAACAAACACGTCTATCTTCTCCCGCACCGAGCCGTCCTTCAATATCTTGAACCCATTGATTAGAACCGACGTGTCAACCCCGAACTTCTTTAGGAAGCTATTTGTCATCCCCTCGATTATCTTTATGCTCTTGTTTGCTAAATAAGTAAGGAACCCTGATTTGCCCATATTGTACTGCCAAAAGCTTATCATCTCCAACTCATCGCTATATCCTGCGGCTTCCTTGGACTTTAATTTCAATTCAGCATTTATTTCGGACAGCTTTTCGTTTAGCAACTTCAACGCTTTATTGTCTTTCTTTGAAGCTTTGAGCGCGTTAATCTTTTGTTGAATCTTATAAACTTCTTTCGCTTCGTAATCAATTTCCTCAGTATTTCGCTTGTTTTTTCGCTGGATGACACGTATTTCTTCAGTTATGTCGTCGGCTGTTTCTTGACGTTCTTGAATAGCTTTTTCTTTTTTAGTTATGGCAAGAAAGTCAGCCTCAATAGCAAGCTTCAATTTTTCTGTTAGCGCAAGAAGCTCTTTAGCTTCCGGAATTGTTAACTGGTATTCCGAATTGAGTATGAAATCTTTTTTGCAATGAGGGCAAGTTATTATTTCCTCAAGCTCGTTTTTGAGTGTACGAATTATTTTTACCGTATCGCTCAATTCTTTTACTTTGTCACTGCTTTCTTTTTTGAGCTTAGTTTTTTCTTCTATGCTTACCTTTTTAGTTTCAAAATCTTTTTGCTTCGACTTAACATCTTCATCAAGACGCCCGTTTTCTTCCATGCGTAAACGCATTGATTCTTGCTTAGTTTTTTTATCGGTTTCAAGTTCCTTTATATCTTCAGCAGTAGTGTCCTCTAATTCCAGCTCCGCTTTTTGCTCATCAATTAAATCCACCTTAGCAATAAGTTTATCCGTCTCTAAATTTACACCGTCTAGCAATGCTTTATATTCCTTGTTCCGTTTAACAAGTTCTTCAATTGCTGGGTTAATCATATCAGCTGATGTAATACGGTTCATGATTTCTTTTTTGTCTAAATCATTAGCCGTAAAAAATGAGAACTTTGAGTCTTGGTCTATTATGAAGTACCTCAACAAATCTTCTTTGGTTATCCCTAAAAGCTCAAATATTCGCTTGTTGGCTTCGTTGGTTGAAACCACCTTCTTGTTTATTTCGCCGTTTTCCCATAACGTCAACAATGTGGTTTTACCGCGTATAAATTTGCGATATATCCTCAATGTGGAGTTCAGGAATTTATTTTCCAATTCCAAGTCAACCTCACAGGTTTCAGATTCATAGTTTATGAACGCGTCTTTACCCAAGTTTCTCAAATCGTCCCCAGTCAAAGCAATGCCAATACCCTCGAACAATGTCGATTTTCCGGAGCCGTTATTTTCCATGGCTCGGTCCGTTTCATTGTGACCGAATATAACAGTGCAAACCCCATTACGAAATACATATGTACTGTCTCTGTGCGAAAATAAATTTCTTATTTCAATTTTGATAGGACTCCACATGATTATAAAGTTTTGATTAATTTCATGCCGTAAACTAATTGCTTACCGCTTATTGATTGTTGTTTGGAGAACGCTATGAAATCCTTCATAACGCTTTGTTTGTCATACAATAATACGCTTTCTGACTCAGACATTTCAATCGCTTCTGTTTCTTCTGTTGACTCAAATTTTATATCAATTCCAAGCTTGTGTATTTCGCTTGTATTAATATTAGCAAAATCAACCTTACTACCTTTAAACAAAAACCTGACGTGGTCATAATTTTCTCCGTCATATTTCTCCATAAGGTTTCGGGTTGACTCTTTGTCCTTGACTTCGATTACTTCTTTGATATACTTAGGGAACTTAGAAGGAACGAACTTAATTGAACCATCGCTATACAAGACGGTGAACCCCTTGTCAGTTATGTTTTCTCCGAAGTTATTTTGATATGCCGAACCCGTATAAATGACATTTTCAGAGAGCTTTGAAGCGTCATGGTAGTGGCCAATTAAAACCTTGTCAAACATTTTGAACATTGATGGTTTAATCGATGACTCTACTAGTGAACCGTCGTTGTTACGAACGCCGTCAAACCCTATATGAGTTATCAAAAAGTTTGTTTCTTCAACATCTATATTTAACGTTTCAAATTCTTCAAGCCATTTCTCTTCTCCGAAATACGGCACAAAATAAACGCATACCCCGCCTACCAATATGCCGTCGGCTCGGTCGTAAACTTTTGTTCCGCTGCGTCGGTATAAATCTAAATAGCTTTTTCGAGAATTTGGGTCTGTTTTATCGTGGTTTCCTGGTATAATGTGCATAGTTAACCCGTCTTCTTCTACCATGTCTATAATGTCTTGAAAATCGGTAAGAGTCGATAACGGTTGACCTGAACGGTTGGTAAAGTTATCTCCCCCATCGAAGATGTGCTTTACCCCGTATTGATGACAAACGTTAATAAGTTGCCCGATTATGTCTTTAACTAATTCACCATTATCCTTTGTCAAATGTAGGTCTGTAACAAAAACTCCTATCGCTTTTTTCATATCAATTATTTTTTCTCAAAATCTTCTTCTATTTTAGCTTTTAACACCAAAAGTTCTTTGTTTCTTGCTTTCCTTATTTGAGCGTGCAGTACTGGAATCATTTTGTTGTTTGTGTCATAAAGCGCAAACAATTCGCGAACCGAAGTCCACTTCATTTTATCCCCTAAATAGGTAATCTTCTTGGCTCCTTCTTTTTTCAATATACCGTTGTCCAATGCAAACTCAATGTCTTCTTCTGAAAGAATTATACCATAACCGAGCAATATTCTTATGGCAGTTTCTTGTCTGCTCCCAAAATCATTTTTGACTACTTTTACATAAGTAACTTGAGCAACTTCGGTATCGTCAATTTTCTCATGCTTCCCAATTGTCGTTGATAAACGTAACGTTGATAAGAGTTCAACCCACTCGCCGCCCGTACTTTTTTTCTTAGAATGCTGACCGAACCCCGCTATGGTGTCGTATTGGTGGTTCAACATAACAAAGTGAATTGTCCTAGTGTACATTTCACCCATCAAAAATTTAGCAAACATTTTCGCTGGTTTAGCAAACGCCCCTATCTTTTCGTGCTTCATTTCAGTTATATCGTCGCCCTTAATAAATTTCTTTGATAAAGTGTCGGTATTTTCTTCCATAGTGTCTAGTTCGGATTTACTCAATGTGGCTCCTAAACTGTCCCACAGAAAGTAAAACTTCGGCTCTCCCATTTTATATTCTTTGAATAACGTATCAACATCATCCAATAATTTCTTAACCATCATGAACATCTTTTCCACGTACCGTATCTTCATAACGATAATCTTGCTCGGGTTAATTCCAAGCTGAACTGCGTATTCTTTGCTGTCTCGGTTTTCGCTTGATAATATAACGGCAACCCCAAGCTCAGGATTTTCTTTTAAAAAATGTTTCATACCTGTCAAGCCAAGCGTGGTCTTTCCGGAACGACTCGGTCCGGCAATTTCGATTATGCCTGTGGGGAATCCCATTATCCTTAGATTATAGTCCAGCTCTGAACTACCCGTGTGAGCCCAACTCTTCATCTCCTTAAAACCGTCTTTATCGGACAGCTTAATAACGTCTTCGTTATTGAATCTTTTGATTATATCGTCTGTTATATTAGCCATATATTTTTTATAAAAAAGGGTTGCTATTGCTAACAACCCTCAATTTTTAGAATGTTACGAATTATTTGCTTTTTGCTAATTTGTCTTGAATATCTTTCAAAGACATTTTTGCTTTTGGCTTAACTTCTTCTGGTTCTTCAACCTCAGGTTCTGGTTCAACAACTCCCCCCACGGCTTCCCGTATCAAGACACGAATTTCATCGTCTTCAAAGGATTTTTTTACCCGAACGTCCAAATCGTTTTCGGCAATAAATTCTTTCAATTGTTCTCTGTCCATATCATCGAACTGGTCGCCCGTTTCAGGTGCATTTTCAGCGGCTGTTGTGATTGCCATAGCTTCACGAATCAAGTCACGGATTTCGTCGTCTTCGTATGATTTCTTGACACGAACATCAAGTTCGTTTTCAGCAATATATTCCTTCAGTTCTTCCCTATCCATGTCATCAAATTCGTCGCCTGCTTTTTTCTTAACAGATTTTTTTACAGGAGCTTCTTCTTCTTCGTCGTCAACCGCTTTCTTTTTAGCAGTTGGTTTTGAAGTTTCCTTTTCAACCGTTTTCTTTACTGCTTTTTTAGCAGGTTTTGCGTCTTCTTCTGAATCGTCAACGGCATCGTATTGAGCGCGAATTTCTTCAAGCTTTTCAATCCAAGCTTCGTTTTCGAACAACCCAATTTCGTTTGTTTCGTCGAAGTTTTGAAGACCTTCAACCGCGCGGTCAAACTCACGCATATTGTACTTACCGATTACCTCGTTCAGTGGTTTCAAAGACATAAAAGCTTCAAGCACTTCGTCAGAAAGAGGATAGGCAATATTCTTTTTAGGGAATGATGTTTCGTAATACTGTTCGCCCTTTTTGCGGTTAGGGTTTTTCATATACTTCACCAAGATTGGTAGACCTTCGTCTGGGTCGGTGAATGGGTCAATTTCGATGGCGTCATCGTCTTCTTCAGAAAAGGCAAGTTTGTTCATGGCGTCACGAACCATTTTCTTAAATTCCCACAACATAGGGTGCAGTTCTTCATCGGATACAACTTTAGAGGCATAAGCCATCCAACTGTAAGAAGGTTTCAAAGAATCTTTATCTCCAGTCAACGCTTCCAATTTGTCGCTGTCTTTAGCGCAAAATTTAGTAGCCATTTTGGAATACTCTTCAACAACATCCATTTTAGTACCGCCGTGAACTCTTGAGTCGTTAACCGTACCGCGTCCCATGTCTCCGTCTTTTTTGGCGAAGCTTAACCAATAACATTTTTTAGCAACATAAAAATCTTCCATTCCAGGATGTGGCGGGAACATTCTTATCTTAGTTGTTTTACCGTCTTCAAGAGTCAAGTACTCATTATTGCTTGCGCCAATAAGAGTGTTATCATCTTCGACATGTTTTTTCAACTGTTTAATCGGTGTAGCTTTAAATTGGCTACGAAAACTTTTTTCTGTCATTTTACTTAAATTAATCGATTAATTTTCTTGTTTTTTTGATTACTATATTATTAACTTTGCCCTGAATCATATCATCAGTAATGTCCCCCGTTTGCATGCTCATCGACAATTTATCGAGCTTGCCTGATTTGTCCTTAGAACTCCAAAATACGCTCTGAATGTAGTCTCGATTTTTTTGAGTTTCAATAAAAGATTTCTTCATCGCTTGAAACCCCTTATCTAACATGATTGCCGAATTGAGCTCGTCAACCGTTGCCGCCTTGCCTCCTTTTTGATTAGTTATCTCAATTCTGAGACGTTCCTTCACTTTAGCCT